GTAGCCGTACGCCCTAAAAAAACACGATCTGAGCGTGAGCCCTTGCGTAGGTTGCAGGCAGCACAGAGCACCCGTAAATTTTCTAGGCTATGGTCTCCTCCGCTAACACGCGGAATTATATGATCGATATGCATCTCACCTTCATCTGTATTGCATATCGCACAGATGCGTCCATCTCTTTTGAATACTTGTAGCTTATGTACTCTGTATCTTCGATGATTGATATTCTCTAATGCCACCCGTACTTACTCCAATGATCTAATGCAATGCATGGCTCACCATATCTATGGCCTATGTAGTCTAAGCCCCATTGTACTTGAGTCCAACCGTCCTGCTCTTTAAGCCATTCACTCTTACCTTGAGGAATACCGTAATGACTACCATTACTTGCTAATGGATTCCATGCTGATTCTTTACCATATAGCTTTAATAAGCAGCCATATTCTTTATAGTTAAAGTCTAATAGATAGAGAGAATAAGTCTTGTAATCTATATATTCTTTGGAGTTAGTCGAGCCTGCTGCCGTAGGAAAGCATAGAGCTATCCCAATAGCTACTAGCACCCCGCAAGCTACGCCCCTGAAGGGCTTGCGGTGAGCCTTTGAGAGGCTCTGCGCCGTTAGCGTACCATGGCTGTCAAACTCATTACTATAAGTGCTGGTCAGAGCGGTGTTTCGTTTCATTGTGTCTCCTTAACAGTTGCCTGTGGATAACTTTGTGGATAACTATTTAGGGTCTTTACCCCATCCAGTACCCTTGAAGATTGCCCCTACTGGGCTAATTACCTTACTCATCGGTTCATTACAATAAGTACATAGAACTGTTGGTTTATCATGCCAGCCATGATGCAGTTCATTCTTTAATCCGCATCTTCCACATTTGTAATCGTAGGCTGGCATGTTTTACATTCCCCAATCATCCATGATCCACAGCTACAGCGTTGAATATCTGCATCCTCTGGATCAACTTTAATGTGACCATACTTTAATTCTAGAAGTGGAAGCAAGTCTTGGAGCTGGATGATGCAGGCATACTCCGCTGCATTTTCTCCCTGCCCGTTGAGTCGCAAGACTGCAAAGCCTAATTCCCCCGAAACGGCTGTGCGCTTACGAATCTGCTCCAAGACTGCCTTTGGTTGAAATCCAGCCCTTGCCTTAACTTCACAGTCAAAAGGCACTGACTGAATATCTTTACCATTCCCCCTTCCCACACTAGCAAATGGCCATACAGTCGATAGGTACTGTGCGACCACCCGCTCTGTGCGGAAACCTCGGTGCTTTCTGTGTTGGCTAATGGTTCATTCCAGCCATGTAACCCATTGCAACTCCGCCAATAAATAGAGCAAGAGTTAGCATCATTAGAAGCGTTTCCTTATCCATTAACAGCCCTGCACTTGTTGCAAGACCAAGTGCCAGCAACTACTACGCCTTCAACAATTCTTGCAGTGATCGTAATGTCAGAAGCCAGTGTTGGCTCGTTGCATAGTTGGCAATTAACTGTGTCAATCATAGGCACATCTTCCACATTAACCCAGCCGTCAGCTGTGTGAAACTCTGCATACCCCATTATACCCTCGCCTTCTGTGGTTCCCATTTACCGCTGCTTGAAAGGTTATACCAATGCGTTGGACACTTATCCATCCCACCAGTTTGGCCTTTTGTGGTACAGAAATATCCAGCCCAATCGCGACCTTTAGAATTACCAGTACGCCATTCCATGTGGCCATGATTGCAACTAGGTGCATCCAAAGCTTCTGCCGTACCTAGAATCTCTGTCACTGTTGCCATTGCAGTCTCTAGAGTTACTGGTGCGTTAGTGGTCTTGACAGATGATCCGATTGGTGTAGTCCAGTAATCAGTGTCACCCTCTTTAATGTCTTGTGGTGCTGGCTTTACTTCTTGCTTGACTACTTTAAGAGCTGGATGGTTTGGTGCAACCTTGCTCATTTCTTCGCGGCTAGGGCGCTTTCCTTTAGGAGCATAACCCGCATTTGCAAGTGCTCTGCCAATAGCCGATGTCTCGCAATTCTCCAATGCAGAAGTTTGATTGACCCCGCGAGAGCTAACTGTTTCCTCAGCGTACCCTGTTGCCCATGCGATGCTGTCCTGGCTAGTCTTAAAGAGATAAGCCTTAACAATGTATCGAGTTGCTTCCACAACTTCCAACTCAGTGCTAATACGAAAATCTGGATAGTCCTTAATAAACTTTTCAAGTCTCACCTCAACTGGTTCGTAATCGGCTAAATTAAACATAGAGTTCATTCTCCTCTGTTTGTAGTTGTCCAGCGATTGCTAGATAACTGGCTCCATCAATCCAAGAATCGACTCTTGTTCCATCTTCGATTGTTCTTGCGATTTTGACCAGCGATAGGATAACTGCGACTTGGTAATCTTCCACTGGCATTTCAAGGTAGGCACTAATGAGTCTGGCTGCTCTAGCCATATTGTCACTTGGGTGACCATAAGCGAGCCCTCTGTCCGAGTAAAGGTCGGTGGCAGAACTAAGTATCTCTGCATGTTTCATTCTGACCAGAACTCTGAGCGATTTACAGCTCTGCCTTTATGCCAGCCATCGCGATGGCCACGATCATAGGCTTCTTTGTAGGATGTGACTGCCATAACTATAAAGCTGATACTTGCTCCGATAAGGCAGATAATTAGTAGCTTCTCATTGTTAGTCATGCTGACACCGCCATATTGAATGAGTCGTAGTTAGTTAGCAATACCCAAGATTCCATGTTGTGATCGTATGACTCTTGGAATGCGTAGTCATTCTGCTCCAAGAATGTGCGAGCCATAATCATGCTGATTACTGAGTCATACCAGCATACTACTGCCCAATCAAATGCAGGCTTATCTGAGAATCTATCAGCTTGCAGTTCCCAGTCATTGCCTTTCCATCCCATGACAGTGTCTGTCAAATTGTCAAAGTCTTTAGCTGTGATTTTCATTATTTGACCGCCTTGATGCGAGGGTAATGTCCATTGAACTCAACATACTGAGACAGTGTGACAACACTCTTGTATTCATTGCAGGGGATGCAATGGGTTTGATTTGTAACCTGTCCATCGCAATAGATGCAATACAGGATTTCCTTTGTAGTTACTGCACTTTCATAAATCTCTATCGTTGCCATGATTTTTACCTATCCGCCCCAATGCCCTTGATTGGGTACAGGATTAGTGTTACATAATGGCCAGACTAATCAAGCACATTCTGATAACGAAATGGTAACAATTCTCCCTCGTCAATCATCGTGTCGATGGTGCGCACTACATCAAGCGTAAAGTCGTCCATATAGGGTAAATGACCCATCCTTGTTTATAGGCACTAGCATCGGACTTACGCGATCTCCATGCGTCTCGATGACTGCCACGCTCATCTGCCAATTAGCGCTCCCAGCCTTTAAATAAGAGGCTTTTTTCTTGTCCATGACATTTCCTGCCTCTAAGCCCCAAAGAGTCCTGTATGAGGCTCCTATGCCCTCTGTGAAGGCACTAATGCCTGCCCTGTGCGTGTGACCACAGACCACAGACTTGCCGAACTTCTTAGCCAGCCCTAGAGCTGTCAGTCCAGCATTAGAGTTCATTGATCCTTCATCGCCATGGACTAAGACCCATCCCTTATGAAACTCGAATGGTCTTTTATGAAATCTGATTCCAAGCCCGTTGAAGTCCATAAACTTGGAGTATTCAAGCTCGGGCAATCCGATGAGGCTAGGTGCTCGTAATAGCGTATGGTAGAGCCTATCCGTATGGTTGCTTCTAGTGACATCTGTTGTGCCGAGTTCATAGAGAATATCTTGCGCAAGGCTTCTGTCAGCATCTAGCGTACCTTCCCACTCTAACTTAGTACCTTGAGCCCAGCGAGACTGGCTCTGCATATCTAACTCATCGCCTGTATTGAGAATCAGGTCGAACTTCTCTCGCTTTACTAACTTGATAAGATTCTTAACAGCTTGCTCATGGTGATATGGGATTTGTAAATCCGATATAACAAGATAGCGGGCTTTAGTCATCGTCCTCATCTTCGTAATTGCCGAACTTCTCTGGATCGACAGGGTCAGGCAATATCCAAGCAGGATAGGATTGAGGTTCAGTAATCATAAACATGGCTACATCTTCTTTGAAGCCTGCTCGCTTAAGACTGCAAAAGTACTCATATAAGCCAATGCAATAAGCATCAAGCTTTGAGTAGCCTTGTTCCTCTAATGCCTTAGTTGCTTTTCTTGCCATAGCAGAATGTTACCTGTCTAATAAGATGTTATAGATTTCATCGACTCGCGTGTTGAGTCTTTTAATCTCAGACAACAGATGAGTAATGACATACCCAGACAAGCCACCGACTATTGCCAGCGTGCCTAGGTATAGCGTGAAGAAATCGGACTGTGTCACTTTTTAGGGGTCGCATATCCAAAAACACCAGCAAGAACTGCCCAAAGGATTGCTCGGTAATCTGCTGCGAAATTAGTTGCAGCCCAAGCTGATAGAAAAGCTCCAGCAGTAAGCACATAAGGGTTCTTCATATTCATTAGTTTGCTCCTAGCATAGGTATCTGAAAAAACTCACCCAGAAGGTCAGCTTCTTTCTTAAAGCTGACATGCATGTGGTGAGTGTGTTTGTTAGCCCCTGTGTATTTACGCCACTTCCAGTTAAAAATGGGAGACGCAATCCTGCCGTTAAAAATAATGTACGAGATGCGCTTTTCTGCCTTAGACTTGCAACTGATTCGAAGCTGATCTGCAAGGTCTGGCATGATATACGGTTTGACTCCTGCACCGAACAGCTCTGCGTCAATGTCAATGGCACGAACCCAGCCCTGCTCATCTGGATTATGATCAGACTTACGAGCAGCGTGTCGGGTATCACCGACCCAACCATCCGATGCCCTGTCACGATCTGGGAAGGAATCATCTAGTTGCTCACGAAGTTGGATAGCAGCTTTAGATAGTCTGGGTTTCATCTGCTCTTGGCACTATCCATGTGCAGGTTTCTTCATCGAAGCCTGTTGCATTCTCTGGTTCTGGAGCAATAAAAGCATCGCGGGTCTCATCATAGATATAACCAATACCAGCATAATTCTTGCGGATATTGCCATTATATGAAGTGCGCTTGCAAGCCTGATTTCTAAACTGGCTATACCATACTTCAGGCTCTACACCTGCAATTAGTTCTGTTTCATCAATGCCTGTGATTACTTCAGTAACGATATTATTCTCATCAAGGAATGCGTAGTGCGCCATTAGACTGTCACCGTTCCTGTTCCTGCTGTGAATGTATAAACCTTATATCCACCAGCATTTGCAAATGTATAAGTTAAGCCTACGCTCACTTGAATATCATCAAAGGTATTTGTGTAACGCACAATAACAATTCCTGAACCGCCTGCTCCGCCTGAGCCAGGTCCTAATTCACGACCACCGCCACCACCGCCACCACCAGTATTTACTGTTCCAGGATTACCGCGTGATCCATTAGTGTTATTTCCACCAGCTCCACCACCGCCTGTACCACCAGCTCCACCACCGCTTGCAGAGTTACCAGAATCTCCACCGCCACCACCGCCACCGTAACTTAATGATGAACCGCTTATTGAGGAAGCCGTACCATTACCACCTGCACCGCCATTACTTGAAGAAGCGTTATTTGCACCTACTGCTGAAGCACCACCACCGCCAGCTGAACCTGAAGTAGTTGAATTACCACCAGCATTACCTTGTCCTGAAGTTCCTGCTTTTCCTGTATTGGCGTTTAATCCTGAAGCACCACCACCTGATCCACCAGTTGCACCATTGTTATTATTGCGTCCTGAACCACCACCACCGCCTGTTGAAGTGATTGTGTGAAAGACCGAGTTGCTTCCGCTAGTTCCTGCGTTACCTGAAACAGGACCACCAGCTCCACCAGCACCTACAGTTACAGTAAATGCTCCTGAAGTTGAAAGACCAGTTGCAGTGCGGAATCCGCCTGCACCACCACCACCACCACAGTCAGCACCGCCACCTGCACCGCCTGCTACAACTAAATACTCCATAGTAGGAGTTGGGTTGGGAGCATAAGGGGGTACAAATAAAGCAGCGGCAACATTTAACATTTTATGCAATACCGCCTGTTACAACCCAGCCATTAGTTGCAGTCTTAAGAGCAACTGCAGCTTTGTATTGTGCCACCGTTGGTGCAGTAGATGTTGCTCCAGTGCTATAGACAGTAGTTGTGCCAGGGGTCACAGCATTGATAGTAAGTAACCCTGCACCTGTATTAACGATTGTAATTGCAGTTCCTGTTGGGAATGCATAAGTGGCATCTGTTGGGATGCTTACTGTCTTTGTTCCTGCATTGCTAGTTACTACTAAGACCTGATATTGATCCGTAGATGCAAGTGTGTAGGTTGAACCCGTTTGAGTATTAAGAGTGTATGCCACCAAGCCATTGAACATAGCTGCTGATAGGACATCTCCCGTTACTGCTGGAAAGCCTGTTGCCATTTATTGCTCCTTTACCATGCTAAGGCTGAGATGCCTAATATACCGTATTCTGAGTTCCCAATGAGGAAGCCATCGGTAATTGGCTCCATCGTGGTGAAAGTGCTGAACCAAGTATTAGGAGTGATGTCATGACTGACACCCTGAACCTGCAAGGTCTTGGTAATTGTATCGCCATTTGGCTGGATATTTGAGATAGTGACATTATCAAAATAGTCAAGACTGAGCCCAGCAGTGACCCCTGCTGAGTAATTTGGGGTACATAAATCTAGGGTCATGGAGTCAATGCGGATAGTGGTGTCCTTGCGACTATTGACATAAGTAGTAGCAAGATTCATAGCTTCTGCATCTGTCTGCATTAGAAGGTTATTAGAAGCAACAGAGTGCAAGAAGTAAGTATCTACGCTTGCAGTGTTGGTATAGGTCTGAGTAGTGCCACCTATGCGAGTAATATTGGCTGAGTTAATGATGAGCTTGTCATCGAATGAGAACTTGAGATTAGCGTAAGGAATGCCACCAGTCTGGTTAAATACTGTTGGCGTGCCACTTAAAGATTCGATGGTTTCAGCTCGAGACTTAAAGACAACATTGCCTGCAACATCAACATAGAAAGCACCTAGTTCGCTGAACTCTGCTACGCGCAAGGCTTGGAGTGCAGTACGAGCTGAGCCAGGGTCTGCCTGACAGATTGTGTCACCCGTTGCAATAGTACGCATGGAGTTAGGCCATTCAATTTGAGTAAGAATGCGATTGATTCGAGTGCCAGTATCTTGACCAGAGCCTGAGTCAGCCACAGTGCCAATCTGGGCTAGGTTAAATATCTTGAAGGCATCAAAAGCTGCAACAGTGACATAGCCGATTTCTTGACCTACTGGATAGGTATAGCGATACTCCGAGGTATAACCGCTAAAGAGATAGTAAGTAGTGCCTGAGTATGTGGCAGTAATCTGTATCTTGCGTAAAGGCTTTACAAAGCCATACAGAGGAGATGCTGTGTTCTGTGGGTTGAAGTCACCATTGGGATCAAGAATCTTAACTGTTGCTTGACCTGTATTGTAAGTATCAGTAAAAAGGTCACGACCTCTACGAATTGCTATCTGTGTAGTCTGAGCAGAGAAATCCTGAGTTAAAGATGAGGCAGAACCGCCTGCTAGTTCATTAACTCCAAGTATGCCATAAAACGATGATCCAATAGTAAATGGATAGCCGTAAGTTGGACCATCGCTAAAGTTAATGGTTACTCCAATAGTTGCTGGCAATGCCATTAGACTTCTGCTCTCCAAGTCTTAGGAGCTAAGTAGTTAGCACTTCCTGAAGCATTAGATGCATTGATTGCATCTTGGATGGCTTTTTCTAAATCTGCTTGAGCAGTAACAGTGCCTGCAACATTAACTGTAACAGTTGTATTGCCACTTGTGTTACCAACAGGAGTATTACCTGCTGGTGGCAAATCACCTAGTGTGCCAGTAAATCCAGCCGCAGCCGCAGCCGCAGCCGCTTGAGCTGCATAACGCGCACCTGATAAAGCTTGAGCAAAGGATGCTCCACCCATCAAGCCCATAGCCAAAGAGTTCTGTGCAAGGGTATTAGTTAATTCAATAGAGTCATCGCCAATTTGGATTAGTGCTCGCTGGACTCCATCTAGGCCAATCTCCCATGAAACGAAAGGATTGCCTGCATCCATTGCATAAACATCTTCCAAAGTTGCTTGCAGTTCTGTAACTTTGCCTTGAACTTCATTAAGCATCTTTGTGTATTTTTCAATATCGTCTATGTTCTCATTGGCAATTGCTTTAAGAAGTAACAAGCGGATTCTATCTTCTTCTGAAATCTTACCCTTGAGAGCTGCTTCAATCTGAATCTTTTGATTGTCAAAGATTGACTTAGCTTTTGCCAGCTTTAATGCATCCTGCTGGGATTTTAATGTTTTCTTATTGGTTGCCAATAGGTCAGCCTGTTGCTTCTTAGCAGCGGCGGCAGCTTTGATTTCTGCCTGATTTCTAGCGTAGGTTCCTGCTGGGCTTTTAGATCTGCTTGTGTTAGGTGTCTTGTTGATTGGAATAAAACCATATTTCAAATCAACACCAGCAAAAAGGTCAGCCATACGCTTGGGGGAAATTAAGGTTGCTAAAGATTGAGCTAACAAATCAATCTTTCCAGTTGCTTTGTCAATGTTTCCATCACCAGCCAAACTTACAAAGGCATCAACAAGTGCGCCGCCAATTGTTTCTGAAGCATTAGCTGCTGCTACATTAAGTTTGTCTAGTTTTCCAGAATAAGTGTCAGCTGCTAAAGCTGCTTGACCACTAGAAATTTTTGTGATTCTGGCTAGAACTTCTTCAAATGACATTGCGCTGAGTTGGGTCTTACTTAGACCTAGCCCATACTTTTGCAAGCCTTTAGTATTGCCAGCGTATGCTCTTGCAATATCATCTGTCACAGAAACGACATCGACACCGCTTTGTGCGCTTAAATCAAGAGCAGTCTTTAATAATTCCTGAGACTTACGCCAATCTCCAGTCGTGGTCACTAACTTCTGATAAGCGGGTCTCAAAAAATCATCAAGAATCCCGTATTGTTTTTCTAAATCCGATATGAATGTTTTGACTGCTGGATTTGCAAAGGCTAAACCTAAATTGTCGAGAGTACGAGAAAGAACTCTTGCTGCCTTATCATCTGCTGCAAAGGCTAGGACTGCCTGCTTGCTGTATTGAGCCAGAGCTCTGGCTGAAAAGGCAATGCCAAATCCCTTAGCAAGATTGCCGACAGTCTTAGTTAATTTCTGTGCCGCTGTGTCAGCCTGCTTAAATGCTTTTTTGCCAGTAAATTCCGCTGCAATGTCAATGACTACATTACTCATGCTGACTCCCTTACACTGCTAACGGTTGCTCGCTTGTTAAACTTGACTCTAGTGTTTTCAATTGCTTGCATAATGTGAGCAAGTTGTTTTCCTTGATCCTGCTCCCAAGCGCGAAAGATTGCACGACCACGCATGTCACCACTTGAACCAGTAGTCTTTTTGCCGTAAAGCGCACCTTGCTGGACAAATCTAGCACCAGCTTGAGGGTTATTAGATTTGCTTCTTGGGTCTCCGTTAGGGTGAGTACGACCAGCAGTTTCATAAATTGCACCAGCTGCTGATTGATTTCTTACGCGAAAGAGAGAACGAAAACCTTTAGAGTTTGGCTTGCCGTATCCAGTGCGATAAACAATGCCGCGTTTAATTTCAGTTGCATTATAGAGTGGAAACATACGCAAGCGACCTTCTGTATTGAAGGTTCTAAACATTGAAGTTTTAGCAGTAATCTGCTTGCCTTTAGCGTTGTCATTCCAGTTATAGAGATTATTAGGAGCCATTGAAGGAATGAATCCTCTAGCATCTTTTTGGATTACTTTGAGAGATTTAGTAATCTCGCTAGTCAATTCCTTAGCCAAATCTGGAGCATAAGCATTAAGAGCTTTACGGAGTGCGATTACGCCCTTTACTTCTATTGGCATCGCCTATCTCCTTTGCTTCATCTCTAAGACCTTGCATCAACGCTTGAAGCATTGTCGGGTCTAACTCCAATAACTGCTGTGGCGCGACCCCCAACCTAATGCTCAATCGAGCAATAAGGTAAGTGAATGGGAGATCGCGCTTTAAGACAAAGGGTCGGAGTCCAACACCTCAACACTTTTTAGAGTGGAAATGAAAGTCTCTAACCTTGCATCTACTGGCTCACCTAACCGCTTACAAACTTCATGGGAGAGGAAATAAATTTGGGTCTGCATTTCTTCTTCTCGAAACGCCTTATGGAAGCCCATTTTATAGTGCTGTTCGAATATGTATTCGATGATAGGAGTTACTTCCCCTTGCACTACTTTTCCATCTTCAAATGTAATTTTCAACTGTGCCATGATTTGCCCCTTTGTTTAGTTGTTTAGAATGTACCTGTGGTTGCTACTGTGATTGCTCCTGAGACTTGAAAAGTCAAGCTCTGGACACCTAGATCGCCTACGCCGCCGTTAATCGGAGTAATAGAATCAACCAAGATTAGCCCACTGTAAAATGGGTTGTTTGCTGCTCCTGATGCTGATTTGTCTAGTGCGCACTTAAAGTATGCATTAGTAGCAAACAATGTGTTCATTGTCTGTAGAACTGCTGATGCTGCATCGTCATTGATTAGTTCCACAGTTATGGAATTTGTCTGGAGCCCTGCAACGTAACGTCTCCCTGTATCACCCATTGCTGTGGTTTCCAAGCTATCGACTGAACGCGTTAATGTAAAATTTGTGACATACGCACTTAGATCGATTGAGGCAGGGTCTGTTGTACCTACTTTGAAACCGACCTTATTTGTTAAGCCTTGAGCCATTTTTATTCCTCATCTTTCTTAGTGACTGGTTTTGGTGCTGTTGCAGTTTGACCGATTCGCACGAGCCATTCTGCGTTTGCTTTGTCGTTATCGGACATGATTAACTCCAACTTGTTAGGATTGATACGGACATCTCGCAACTGAGAAGGTCTCCCGAAGCAGCATTGAGAACGCTAGGTGCGCTTATTGCGCCTACATTATAGGTCAAAGAAGATGCAGCAAGTAGTGCAAACACGCTAACTACTGTGTCCTCAATACCGTTAAGGTTGCCCTCGTTATCGAACAAAGGCACAGTCATTACAATCTTGAAATTAGCAAGAGGGCTAATTGAAATTTGAGAATTGTTATTGGGAGTCAAATAGGGATTATCGGGTGACACAATAACTGAGTTAGCCAAGACTGTAGCTGGTGGAAAGGCAAAGGTCTGCCACTTAGCGTTATTGACTAGGGCAGTCGCTAAAGTGGTTCTAAGTGTAGTAATCGCAACTGGCATTATCCGACCATGGATCTTGGGTCTAATGCATGGGCAATCATGCCCCGAATCTTTGCCAGAAGTTGTGCTGACATGCGATAAGGGGATGGCTGGAAATCGACAAGATTAGAACCTGAAAGGGTAGCGGTTCTGGCTTGCCAAATTTCTACGCTGATCATAAGAGCAGCATTTTTTACAGCTTCGTCAATAGTCCAGTCTGTGTAAGTTTCTGGGGCAACTGTGCCATAAGGTTCAATTGGGTGATATTTCACAGTTGTAGTATGACTTGTTGCAAGAGTAATTGAGTATTCACCAACGCCAGTAATTGTTTTAGTTCCAGCGTATTTTGTACCACAGTTTGAAATAGTTACAGATTCTCCAACATAAAAAATTTCTGCAACTGGTACATCAAAATAAAGAGTGCCCACTGATGGGATATTGCTATGCGCAATGGCGTATTGATTAGGAGTCCATAACATTGGAATAAGGACTGCATCTGTAGCATCGCACACAGATTGAAGGGTCGCGTCACTGTACAATGTGCCAACTCCAAGTGTGCTCCTCAGAGTAGCGACTGTCGTAAGTGCCATTGCGATTCCTTTCTAAAGACTCAGAGGGGCTGAGGGCTACAGCCCCTCTGAGTGACTTAGTTACAGCTTACGGAGCTGTGTAATTGAAGCGGCGCACGCCTGCTCCAGCCTTAGCAACATAAATTGCTAAGTATGCATACATGTTGATTTCAACTTCGCCTGTTGTAAGAACATTAACGCGAAGGTTAGTTGTTGGTGACTCCCAGACATAAACTGAATCTGGAGCAACCAAGAATGCTGACTCATCAACAATTCCTGAAACAGTAATGTTGTGGTCAATTACTAGGTCTGTGCCTAGAATGTTTCCAACAGTAGATGAACCTGAAGCTGCACCTGAAGCATTGTATGTTGCGCCTTGTGCTGAATATAGGGCTCGTCCAGTGGTATCTGCGTATCCTTGAATTGCAGCCCACTGATCTGTCGAGGCTACTAGCTTGCGAGCATAGTCTCCACCAGTTCCCTTATATGCTGCTGCTGATTCAGTTGCAATGAAGCTCTGAAGTCCTGCTGCTGTTGCAGCTACACCAGTTGCTTGAACACCAGAAGTTGTAAATGCAGCAATAAGAGCAGCATCTGTAGCCTTTTCATAGCCTTTACGCATTTCATTAAGAAGCAATGTCTCAAATGCAGGATTTGAAAAATCTAGAAGCTCAAAAGATACTCGGTTTAGTGATGAGTACTTAGCTGCTGTGACTGTGTCATAGCTTGAAGTCATTCCTGTTTCAGATGGAGCTGCACCTTCTGCTGTTGAAGCAGTAGTTGGAGCTGTGCCCATCTTTGGCACTGTGAAGCTAAGTTGTGGAACAGTTCCAGCGCGTGTTACTGCATCAAATGCAGGACGTCCTGAGAATGTTGTTGTTACGAAGTTTGTAAGGTGTGCTGGCAATGTTAGACCAGTGTTTGTTGCAGTAGAATCATCTGCTGCTTCAACGATGCGGCGAGCATCGTTATCACCAAGAGCAGCTTTAATAGATGCTCCTAGATATTGTTCTGATGTAATTGGTGCAATGCGCTCACGCACATTAGTTACCGCCACAGTTGGGCGAGCAGCTTCAACTGCTGCTGCCTCTACTGGTGCTGCAACAGTCTCTGGAGTGTTCTCCATTGATTGCTCGCTTTCTGTTGGTTGGATTTCTTCTACTGCTTCTGGAGTTTCCTCAGCAGCTATATCAGTGACCATTGCCGATTTAAAAGCGGCCTCTGTCACTAAACTGACTTCATAGAGACGAGCAGCACTTACATGCATGATGCCACTCTTCATTTTGGACTTGATTACTTCAACGCCTACTGAAAGACCGCTTACAAGTCCTTCTTCAGCCATGATTAAACTTTGAGTTCCCTTTTCGCTTTTTGATACAGAAAAAGAAGCGTAGATGCCATCGTTAGCAACTTCATTAAAATAAGAAGCGCGACCGCGAGGGTCTTTAGAATTGTGCTGATTTAGCAGCTTGATTTTTTTAGGATCTTCTGGCAGTTGGATTGAGCCGTTTTCAAATACGACTCTGCCTGCTGAAGTGTTGCCGATTTCTCCAGTACCGATTGGAACAATCTTTCCAGAGATTGTTCGTTCTGCTACATTGGCAGTTAAATCAGCAGAGAATGTAATAATGTTGTTTTCCATTAGCTCATGCCTTCGCTTCCATTAGGTGTTAGGTCTGTCATTTCCATCGCTTGCTCTAAAGTAATAAGTCCAAGTGCTAGTAACTTTTCAATAACTAACAATTCATCCATTGGATTAGCGCGCAAGAATGATGCGTCCAAATCGAAGCGCACCTGATTTCCATTTGCAGTCACATCATTCATGCTGAGTCTGTCCTCAATTGCAGAAATGAAAGGTTGCAAAGTTAGCGAGACAAATTGTTTTCTAGAATCTAACAAATTAGAGTAGGTCATTGAATTGTTCGCGTCAGCAGATAAATAGAATGCATCGCAATTCATAAGTCTGCTGATTTGAGTTGCGTAGTCTTGTTTGGCTTCGTTGTAGAGCATTTCTTTAGGTGAATAAGAAACTGCGTTGTAACTAAGAGTAGAAGTCAAATAAGCAGTATTGCGCTGAGACCTAGCCGATTTCCAAGCTGCTAATAATCCTTGAACTTCTTTAGGATCAAGGTCAGCACCCGAATTCGAGATGTAACCAGTCGGCATTGGTGTGCTCGCTGCTACCGCGCTTGCAATTTCTAAATCAAGTGCAGCTCTTAAAACTCTTGCACCGCATGTAAGTACGCCATCATTAAGTGATTGAAATGTTACAACATCGTTATTAGAATAAAATGTTTGATCTACATAATAACCTTCAATGAAGTGACCTTCTGAATCTCCATAGTAAGGACTCACGCGCGCATTAGGAATCCATTCGTAAGATGCTGGTCTGCCATCTTCCTGATACCGAGATTTGACAATCCATATTGACCAACCATAGAAAAGCAATGAATCAACTGTGTAAGCAATAGTAACTGAACGAGGTTGATTGATTGCAGGCTGATCCATCCAGACTGGCTTACCTAATTCTTCTCCAGTTGATTTGCGATACAGTTCTAAAGGCATAGATGCAATAGTTCCGCAAATTAGATTTCTTGCTCTTACAACCGATGGAATTTCAAGTGCCAGTTCTCTAGTTATTGATTGAGCTGGTACTAGCGAAGTAAGTAATGGAGTTGATAAAACTTGTGGGGCATATTGCGCTTGGACAGTCGGCTTAGATTCCTTTGGTACTGCTCGCGTAAATATACCCATAGTCATAAAGTGTAGCATTTGTCAAGTAATTAGACAACACGCCACGAACTGTCTAAACCACAATTTGAGGCTTTGGAGTTGGAAGCATTAACTTGCTTACTACCATTGCCAATCCAATTGGGGCTGAAATATCGCCTGCGGATTTGCGCCTAATCAATCTCCAAGAGGAATCGTTGGTTTTTGCCGCAGTATTTGTAAATTGCTCAATAAGTTCTTTCTGGCCATTATGAACCACTCGAAGATTAGTCATTCCTTCAAGCAAATCTCCACATGCTTTATAGAACTGCTGGCCTGATACATCTTCTACCACAACTCCTGACTGAGCGAGCCTGTCGGCAATTGTTTGAGTGGCGTAACGATCAAAGCAGACTAATCGAGGCCGATAGATGTCGCACCAGCCTTTAATAGCCGCTGCCATCTTTAATTCATCAATTGCCACCTGTGAGCTAAAGGTTTCAAGTATTCCAATACCGATTCTTCCATCGGAAAGCAATTGGCCTGCCACAATACTCCCGTTTTTTCTACTCGGACTAATATCAAAGCCAAATACTGTATATGCCCCAACAGACATCTCAAGAGTGCTATCTGAACTGTTCTCAAGGACTTCAGTACTGAAGGGGCAGCTCAAACTGGTTATCCATTGGCACAAGGTTTCGGTTCTTGCTGCATCCTGTGTGGATGTTGCAATCGTTTCCTCAATTGCCTGCTCTGAGATTAAATATCCAAGTGAAGGATTGGCCATTGCCCAAGCCTTACGATCCCAGATGTCACAGAACTCTGGAGCTGAGTATTCGTAGTAACCCAAAGACTTTGGCGGGTAGTGCTTACAAGAGTCGTGCAGGTCGTTGAGCACTTTTGAGAATGCATCGCCTGCATTGCTAGTAAATAGACGCTGGGAATTCAAGCGAGCTAAGGTTACGCTTTTAGCAGCGTCCATTGCCGCTTCTGATACTTCTCGTAATTCATCGATCCATAAATAGTCGCAGGACATGCCGCGAGCACCATCGCTAGTTGCAGCACGCACTTCAAGCTGAGCACCAGATGCCAGGATGATTCGTTCATCGCCGTTAGTTCTGCGAATGCCCTTCTTGATATCTCCATCTTTGAGCTGGACTCTCAAGAAATCGTTTCGTTCGATGATGTCAGCCATGATGTTAAATGACTTCATTGCCATTGATCTATTAGAGGACATAATCAAGATGTCCTTTTCACCAAAGCAGAATAAACCTGCTAAACAGCGCATTCTGGCTAAATGGCTCTTTCCTGATTGTCGAGCTATGAGGAGCAGGTTGGACTTGCGGATAAATAGCCCATCCTTATCAACGCGACACATATCATCCAGAATCAACTTCTGCCACGCCAATAAAGGCTGACCAATCTTCTCAGCTAGTTCTGCGATTTCATTTCCGCGGGTTTCACCTTTTAGGAATGGCGAATGTAGCCGTGGCTTCAAATTCCCCACAAGCTTCTTTTTTGGTTTGGGTTTAGTTGTCATTGATTCGGATCAGGTCGGGTCTTAAAGGGACTGTCCAGCATCACGCTCGACTCAGTCGGAGAGAGAGAGGCAGG